TCAGGTTTTTCCCGTGGTGGTGGAGCGGCATTGCGCGGCACAAAGTTTCGTGGCGTAAGATAATGTCTAAAGGGTATTATGTTAACTGTCCTATTGTGACAGTAACTAAAGAGGTTGAGGCAGATTAAGTTGACGCTCCGTTCTCCTCCCAGCGGCTTACGTCAACGGTTCCCGATTTCTGTCCTTTCGTTGGTAGAGCTTTTCTGCCTCAACGCTAAAATAGGAATATAATATGGCTTTTATAGATCGTGATTCTGGTCCGGGTGGCATTCCTGAAATGCCTATGTTGCCTGAAGAAAACGTTTTGGCTAACATTCCTGAATTACCTCAACAACCCGGTGTTTTTGAGTTTGATGACGGCAGTGCGATAGTGGGGGATTACGACGATGGAATGGGCGTTGCTCCAACTGTTGCTTTTGATGGCAATCTTGCTGATGTTATTGATAGTTCTGTTCTTGGTCGCATTTCTTCTGATTTGGTTGGTTCGATTGAGGACGATTTGTCTTCCAGACAGGATTGGGAAGACACGTATAAGCAGGGTTTAGAATTTCTAGGCATGAAGACTGAAGAGCGCACAGAGCCTTTTGAGGGTTCGTCAGGCGTTGTTCATCCATTGCTGGCAGAAAGTGTAACGCAGTTTCAAGCGCAAGCGTATCGTGAGCTTTTACCTGCAAATGGTCCTGTTAGAACGCAAGTAATTGGTGCGCAGAACGAAATGCTGGTTAAGCAAGCAGAGCGCGTCAAAGATTACATGAATTACCAGATCACCTATGAAATGGAAGAATATGATCCTGAGTTGGATCAGATGTTGTTTTATCTGCCTGTTGTTGGCTCTACGTTTAAGAAGGTTTACCGTGATCCACTAAAGCAACGTGCTGTTAGTAAGTTTATTCACGCAGAAGACCTTATTGTTCCTTACGGCACACCTGATTTGGCTAGTTCGCCACGCATTACGCACCGTATTTCGATGGATTCTAACGAGGTTAGAAAGCTGCAACTTGCTGGTTTCTATAGGGATATAGATATTCCTAGTGACGGCAGTTATGGCGAACAAATGAATGAAGTGCAGGAGTCGATTGATGATATACAGGGCGTACACCCGTCTAATGCGTCATCAGACCTGACACTTTATGAGGTTCACACTGATTTAGACATTGAGGGCTTTGAGGACATTGGTATGGACGGTGAGCCTACAGGCTTAAAGCTACCGTACATTGTTACTATCCTTGAGGATACGAACGAAATACTGTCTGTTCGTCGTAATTACCCTGAGAATGATCCTATGAAACGTGCGCAGAAATACTTTGTGCATTACAAGTTTTTGCCCGGTTTGGGTTTTTACGGCTTGGGTCTGACGCATATGATTGGCGGTTTGGCTATGGCTTCAACGTCATTGCTGCGTCAGCTTATTGATGCTGGTACTTTGGCTAATTTGCCAGCGGGTTTTAAGGCCCGTGGTGCGCGTATTCGTGATGAAGACAGCCCGATACAACCGGGAGAGTTCCGCGATATTGACGTAGTTGGTCAGACATTGCAGGCGTCTTTGATGCCATTGCCGTTTAAAGAGCCATCTGGCACGTTGTATAACCTTTTGGGTACGCTGGTGGATGCTGGTCGCAGGTTTGCATCTATGGCTGACATGAAGATTGGTGAGATGAGCGGTGAAACGCCTGTTGGCACCACTATGGCTATTATGGAGCGCGGCACTAAGGTTATGTCCGCTATTCATAAGCGGCTGCATTATTCGCAAAAGATGGAATTTAAACTTCTGTCTAATATCTTTGCGCAAGACTTACAGCCGTATCCTTATATGGCGTCCAAAGAGTTTGGCCCTGAAGTAAAAGCGCAAGATTTTGATGAGCGCATTGATGTTTTGCCTGTTTCAGACCCAAACATCTTTTCTATGTCGCAGCGCATTGCTTTGGCGCAAAGCGAATTGCAGTTGGTGCAGTCTAATCCAGAGATACACGGCGGTCCTATGGGACTGTATCAGGCGTATCGCAAGATGTACGAGGCTTTGGGCGTTACAAACATTGACGCTATTTTGCCCCCACCGCCACCGCCACCCCCGCCTGCTAATGCCGCTAAAGAAAACCAGAATGCGCTTATGGGTATGCCATTACAGGCGTTTCCAGAGCAAGATCATCAGGCCCACATAGAGGCTCATATGGCGGTCATGTCTACGCCTGCCATGCAGCTTAACCCTGCGTCTATCGTGGCCTTACAGGGCCATATACAGGAGCATATAGGGCTTATGGCTGAAAAACAGGCACAGGCACAGGTTATGGAGAGAATACCGCCTGAAGTGCAGCAAAACCCAGAACAAATGCAAATGATGATGCAGCAAATTAAGCCACAAATTGACCAGATAGCTGCGGTTATGATTGCAGACATGGTTGAAAGTATGGCGCAAGCTGTAGAGCCACCACAGCAGTCTGATCCTTTGGTAGATATACGCAATCAGGAACTTCAGTTAAAGGCGGCTGATATGCAGCGCAAGTCTTCAGAGTTTGAGGCCAAACAAGAGTTAGAGCGTGAGAAGGAAAAGAATGACGTTCTGGTAAATCAACAGCGCATTGATGTTTCTGAAGCAGCTTTGGACGATAAGACCAGAATTGCAGAAGATAGAATACGGACGCAGCGTGAAATTGCGGTGATGAATGCAACAAAAGCCAATACAGGATAATATCGTAGATTTTCCTGAAATGACTGAAATAGACAGGCAGTTCTTGGAGTTGGAACGCCAAAAGATTTTGATTGCACAACAACGTAAGCAAATAGAAGATAGGAAATGATATGAGTTCATCTGTAAGAGAAAAAATGGCGCAAGTCATTAAAGATGCAAAGCGTCCACCTGTAATTGTAGCAGAGGTTAAAAATGAAGCCACGCCGCCTATCGCGGAAAAACCTGCCAGCAAGCCCCAAGCGCCAGTTAAAAAGCAGGCCAAGAAAAAGACCAAGGCACCTAAAAAAGTATAGCAAAATAGCTAGACCCCAAAAGTTTATGGGAGTTTTGTAGATTTTTGCCTAAAATACTTGTATATCCCGAACATTTGCATACCATGTGTTCAGGGAGACAAGTATGGACGCTTTACATTTAGCAGAATATATGTTGAAGGAAATACGTGATCGTAATTCTAGGTTGAAAGACCGAATTGCGGACGGTTCGGCCTCATCTTGGGATGAGTATCGGTATCTGGTGGGCGAAATACGCGGAATGACCTACTGTGAGGATTTACTTAAAACCGCGATGAAAGGCGTAGAATTGGAAGATGAATAAAAAGTTGTATGTTCCAGACCATGTTTTAAAAGCTGCAAAAAAAGAAAAATTATCTAAACCAATAGAAAATGCGTTTAAAGACAATAACGCAGAAGCGGATAATAAAAACGTAGAAGACCCGTCTAATCTTGAGGCTTCTGCACTGGAAAGATTGCCACAGCCTACGGGTTATCGCGTTTTAATCATTCCGTATTATCCTAGCGCCAAAACAAAGGGCGGCTTGTATATTCCAGATCAAACTAGAGAGCGTGAATCATTTGCTACCGTATCTGCTTACGTGGTCAAGTTGGGTCCAGACGCTTACAAAGACGAACAAAAGTTCCCTAGTGGTCCCTATTGTCAGGAGAAAAGTTGGGTTCTTATAGGAAGATATGCTGGGAATAGGTTTAAAGTGGATGGTCTTGAGGTCAGAATCATAAATGACGATAATATTATATCCACGATACTTGACCCAACAGATATTTCGTATGTATAGAAGATTATGGAGTTCTAAATAATGTCTATGGTTGAAGAAAACATTAATAGCGAAGAGCTAGAAGGCACAACAGTCGAGTTTGAGGATGACAGCGAAGAGTCCTCATCTGAATCTGTTGTTGTTGCTCCTGAAGAAACCCGAACAAAAGTTCGTGATAAGTCTAGCGGCGATGATGAGTTAGAAAGCTACAGTGAGAGCGTTCAAAAACGTATCAATCAATTAACAGCAAAACGCAAAGCTGCGTCTGAAGAAGCCGAAGCTGCTGTTCAGTACGCTCAACAAGTTCATCAAGAAAACCAGCAGATGAAAGCTAGGTTGCAACAGCTAGATCAGGGATACAGGTCTGAATATGAAGGCCGCGTTGTATCTCAAGAGCAGCAAGCCAAACGTGCGTTGACAGAAGCGCATGAAGCTGGCGACTATGAAAAGGTTGCAGAAGCGCAATCCGCATTGTCACAAGTTGCTATTGAAAAAGAACGTATTCGTCTGCAAACAGCCAAAGCTCAAAGGGACGAACAGCAAAGGCAGGCTCAAGCTGAACAACAACAGCAACAACAACAGTATCAGCAACAACAACCGCAACGTCAGGCGGCTGACCCTAAGTTGGAAAAGTGGCTTTCTAAAAACGATTGGTTTGAAAAAGACAACGTTATGAAAGCTGCGGCTACAGCCATACACAATCAAATTGTTGGTGAGGAAGGGTTCGACCCTACTACTGACGAATACTATTCTGAAATAGACAAGCGTATCCGTAAAGAAATGCCACATAAGTTTCAGGTGAAACAAAAAAACGCCCAAGTTGTTACACCTGCGTCCAGTAATGGACGGTCATTAAAATCTGGGCGGAAAAATACGGTGGAACTAACGCCGGGGCAAGTCGCATTTGCCAATAAGATGCGGATACCTTTGGAGCTTTATGCAAAAGAAGTTCTAAAAATTGAAAACAGGAGAGAATAACATGGCAACTAGGTCAGCGCGTGATTCAGAATCACGGGAAAACGCAGAGCGTATTCAGCAATGGCGACCCGGTTCAGCCTTGGACGCACCAGAGCCGCCTATTGGCTTTAAACATAGATGGATTCGTGAATCTGTCTTGGAATACGATGATAAGACTAACGTTCATAAGAAACGGCAAGAGGGATGGGAACTTGTTCGCGCTGAAGAGTACCCAGATTATGTTGGCCCGGTAGTTGATGAAGGAAGAAACGCAGGCACCATTGGTGTTGGCGGCTTGGTTCTGGCCCGAATCCCTGTAGAATTAGTTGAGCAGCGGAACCGCCACTTTGACACTGTGGCACAAAATCAAATGGACGCTGTTGACCGCGATTGGATGCGGGAAAACAACGCTCTTATGCCAAAAATGGCACCACAACGTAAATCCTCTGTGAGCTTTGGCTCAAGAGGTAAATAAGGAGATTAACGATGGCGAATCAAGACGCTGCATTCGGTCTTCGTCCCGTAAAGAGAATTGGGGGAACCCCGTTCACTGGTGGACAAAACCGTTATCGTATCGCCGCAAATTATGGTACTTCAATCTTCCAAGGTGACATGGTAGCCCAAGTCACAGGTGGCGGTGTAGAAATACACGCTGATGGCGGAACAGTACCTATTGTTGGCGTGTTCAATGGTTGTAAATACACTGACCCAACTTCGGGTGAGCAAGTATTTAGCAATTACTATCCTGCAAGCACAAATGCTTCTGACATTATTGCGTTTATCATTGATGACCCTATGGTTGTTTTTGAAATCCAATGTGATGCGGCATTCCCAATAGCTGACTTGCTAGGCAACTTTGATGTTGTTTATACATCTGCTGGTAGCACCAAAAGTGGTGTGTCTGGTTCTGAATTAAAAGTCACTGACGGTGGCACAGCAACTACGCTGTCTCTAAAAGTGATCGATATTTCTGAAGACCCAGAAAATAGCGATGTAAGCTCTGCTAATACCAACGTGTATTGCGTCATTCAAAACCATATATTCGGCGTTAAAGGCGCTGGGTTAGCGTAAGGAGCTAAATAATGGCAATTTCTCGTTCACAATTAGCTAAAGAGCTAGAACCGGGGCTGAATGCACTTTTCGGAATGGAATACAACCGTTACGATGATGAGCATGCTGAAATCTTTGATACTGAAACGTCAGATCGTGCGTTCGAAGAAGAAGTTATGCTGTCAGGTTTTGGGAATGCTCCCACAAAAACCGAAGGTGCAGGAGTATCGTTTGATGATGCTAACGAAGCGTACACCGCTCGTTACACCCATGAAACGGTTGCGCTGGCATTCGCTCTGACTGAAGAAGCGATTGAAGACAATCTGTATGATCGTCTTGGCGCTCGTTACACAAAAGCCCTTGCCCGTTCTATGGCGCATTCAAAGCAAGTTAAAGCCGCTGCGGTTCTTAACAACGCTTTTAATTCGTCATTTACAGGTGGTGATGGTGTAGAACTTTGTTCGACAGCACACCCACTTGCACAGGGCGGAACTTTCCGTAACGAACCGTCCACTGCTGCTGACCTCAATGAAACTTCGCTGGAAAATGCCCTTATCGACATTTCAGCGTTTGTTGATGAGCGGAATATGATTATTGCCCTTCGTGGCACTAAGCTGATTATTCCACCGCAGCTTCAGTTTATTGCAGATCGTCTGTTGGAATCGACCTTGCGTCCCGGCACATCTGACAATGACATTAACGCGACAAAGAACATGGGTATGGTTCCAGAGGGTTACACTGTTAACCACTTCTTGACCGATACTGATGCGTTCTTCCTGAAGACTGACGCGCCAAATGGCTTCAAGCACTTTGAGCGTTCTCCCATGCAAACAAACATGGAAGCAGACTTTGATACAGGCAACATGCGCTTTAAGGCGCGTGAGCGTTATTCATTTGGTTTCTCGGACCCACGTTGCGTATTCGGTTCACCCGGAGCGTAACCCGAACAAATGTTTGGTTTTGATTGGGGGCGGTTTAACTGCCCCCTTTCTTTTTTTTAATTGTTGTGTATTATTTGGTTATCCCTGACAGGCGCAATGGGCGTCTGACTTAACCCAAGACAGGAGATAATCATGGGTAATTCTACATTTTCAGGACCAGTACGGTCTGAAAACGGTTTCCAAATAATTTCTACAGATTCCACAACAGGTACAGAAACCACTGTGGCAAGCACCGCGTCTACTGGTATTGTTACAAACAAATATGTAAAGCACGTTGGCTTTGCCACTGGCGTTACAGTAAATACCACCGCAGGGGATAGCCCTTCGATTGGTGAGTTTACGCAACCTGCAAACACAATAATCACTGACATTAAGATTTTCTGTGATGTTGCTCCCGTCATTGGAACAGGTGATATTGGTTATGAAGTTGGCACATCTAGCTCTGGCGCACAAATCGTTGCGGCTCAAACTGATGAAATCTTAGATGGCGGCACAACAGTTGTTGCACACAACGTAACTGTGACTAGCTTAGTTCTTCAGACGCAAGATGGCACAACAGCCCCAGCTTCTGTTCAATATACAGATACAGCAAGAACTATTTTCTGCAACATCACCAACACAGTAGACGCAACAACGGCTGGTTCGTTCACGTTCATTATTGAATACGTTCAAATAGCGTAATAGGAGAGCGTAATGGCTGATGCTGTAGCTACTCAAACCATTCAGGACGGTCAGAAAATGGTCGTTCAGAAGTTTACCAATGTCTCTGATGGGTCAGGCGAGTCTGCTGTAGTGAAAGTAGACGTTAGTGCATTGGCTGCAAATGCCCGTGGTGATGCCTGCACAGGTGTCACCATAGAAAAAATATGGTGGCAGTGCATTGGAATGAAGGTACAAATACTTTTCAATGCCTCTACTAATGTGTTTTGTATTGAGCTTGGCGAAAACCAAAGTGGTCATCACGACTATACAGCTTTTGGTGGGTTAACTAACAATGCTGGTAGTGGAAAAGATGGGGACGTTTTGTTCACAACTGTAGGTCACACTAGCGCAGATACATATACTATCATTATGTCGATGCGGAAAGAGTATGGCTAAACGTTCGGATAAAATGCCGAAGCGCAATAAAAAGAATTTCCGCTCCACTAAGTCTGGGGCGGGAATGACTAAAGCTGGTGTTGCAGCTTACAGACGTAAAAATCCCGGCTCTAAATTAAAAACAGCGGTTACTGGTAAAGTTAAAAAAGGCAGCAAAGATGCCAAGCGGCGCAAGTCTTTCTGCGCTCGTTCTGCTGGGCAAATGAAAAAGTTTCCGAAGGCTGCAAAAAATCCAAACAGCAGACTTCGTCAAGCAAGGAAGCGTTGGAAATGTTAGGTAAGCAGTTCATAGTTATTGTGGCTACTGCCTTTATTGGTGGGGTTGGCGCGGTTACTTATAGCTGGGCAAGTTGGACAACTAAAACTTTAATTTCTGTAGATAAAAAAACAGAGGTTATAGCAGCAGAAATATCTTACATAAAAAAGTACATGGAGCGTGATTATGGCTATGTCCCGAAGTCAAATGAAACAGCAAGTGTCAAAGCCACCAAGTAAAAAATCTACAGGCGTTGTCTATCTTAAAAAAGGTGGTAAAGCGTCAGCTAAGTCTAAGGGCAGCAAAATTTGTCCTGCTGGTAAGGCTTGGGCGCAAAGAACTTTTGACACGTATCCATCTGCTTATGCGAACATGGCTGCATCTAAATACTGCAAAGACCCTAATTACGCAAAAGGCGCGAAGGGCAAAAAGAAAAAGAAGAAAGCATAATGGGTGCGCTAAAGGATTGGGTTAATCAAGATTGGGTTAGGATCGGCACTGACGGTTCTATTCAAGGCAAATGCGGCACATCTGAAGACAAGAAAAACCCTGATAGATGTTTGCCCCGTAGTAAAGCTCAAAGCCTTAGTAAAAAAGAACGGTCAGAAACAGCTAAAAAGAAAAAGGCGGCTGGCAAGAAAGGCCAAACTGTAGTTGCTAATACTAAAAAAGCCACGGTTCGCACTTTAAAAAATGGGGGTGCAGTCGCAGAAACAAAAGCAAAACGCCCATTTAAAGGTAAGAACATACCCGGTACTATGGTTGCAAACGGGTGTGGTGTTGTTATGTCAAACGGTAAAAATTCCAGAAGAAAACGCACCAAACTAACTTAGGAGAATATCATGGCGATGAAGAAAAAAGGTTATCGTAACGGCGGTAAAGTAAAGAAAATGATGAAGGGCGGTGCCGCTGGCGGCATGAAAAAGCCCCGTATGATGAAAAAAGGTGGTGCTACTGGCGGCATAAATTTAAAAAAGAAAAACAACTCACCAACAATGACGCTTGCGCAATTAAAGGCAGCAGCTAAAAGATTAGGTAAAAGGGTTGTTTAAAATATAGATGCCATATCTATACAGCAATATACCTTACTTTAAGGCATGGGTTCGCCGTGAATATACTCACAACCATGAGGATTATCACGGCGAATTTCTTCATGCTATGGTCATAGGTGTAACAACAATCCCGAACAGATGTTTGAGTTTCCAAGTTATATTTACTGGAAACGAAGCTGAAGATGCAGATGAGGACACAGTTCATGGCGGTGCTATGTGGGCAAGAATGCCTATAACTGCACTTGTAGGCGACATACCGTTGGAAGAATGGCCTGAACCAATGCAGACATATGACGCGCAGCCTTGGGACTGTGCATCCCATCATCACTCTGTATTTGTCATGGATCGTGCAACGCCCTGCCCTTGGATGGCAAAAATAGATGGTGAAATGCACCCAGCCAAGTATTTATTTACGGTTGATTACACTAACAGCGAGATTGCAGATGATCCCGCACAACACAAACAAAGCCACGTTTTGCAGTTGCTAGATGCAGGTGAATGGACAGGCAATATAGTAGCTTTGCCAAATAACCGCGTTCGTGTTACACATCCAGCGTGGTTTGTAACTGGTGAGGGAGCGCCTGACTTCAAGCCATCACAGCATATACATTATTCTAAATCTGATTTAGACTACACCTTAGATGTTAACAGGGTTTTCGATAACCTTTATAACGAGGAATGACATGGCAGTATCAGGCTCAACAGATTTTGAATTAGATGTTGCTGAATACATCGAAGAGGCTTTTGAGCGTTGCGGCTTAGAGGCCCGAACTGGATATGACCTGAAAACAGCTAAAAGATCGTTAAATCTTTTGTTTGCGGATTGGGCTAATCGCGGCCTTAATCAATGGACAATTAATCAAAGAACTTTCACTGTAACAAGTGGTGATGGTGAGACAAACCTTGACACTGATGTAATTGATATATTGTCATTAGTGGTTCGCAGGGACGGCACAGATTATTCGTTAAGCAGAATTAGCAGAGATGAATATCTAAGCATTCCAACAAAAACGACTACAGGCCGACCAACGCAGTTTTTTTTAGATAGGCAAATAACGCCCAATTTAAAACTGTGGCCCCTGCCTGATAATAGCACAGATGTAATCGTCTATGATGCTTTAACACGCATGGATGATGCTGACACTTACATAAACACGGTTGACATGCCATTTCGGTTTTACCCCTGTCTAGCTGCGGGATTGGCGTATTACATTGCTATGAAAAGAGCGCCAGAAAGGTTGCAAATACTTAAACCGATATATGATGAAGAAATTAACAGGGCTATGGATGAAGATAGGGACAGAGCTTCATTTAGGGTTGCGCCAGATTTAAGGAACTACAGATATGTCTAAGTACGCTTCAGATAGAAATGCGTATGGTATATCTGACCGATCAGGGTTTAGATACCGTTTGCGTGATATGCGCAAAGAATGGAACGGGCTATTAGTTGGCAAAGATGAATTTGAAATAAAACAACCTCAGCTAGAACCTCTTAGGGTAAGACCTGATCCGCAGGCTTTAAGAAATCCTAGACCTGAATTTAATTTAACAGAGCAAAGAAGCATACAGCATGGTTTTAACCCTGTAGGCTATCGCGGTGATGCTTTAGGGTTTACAGGCAATAGACTAAAGGCTGAAGGGTCTGTAGGAGAGGTCACGGTGACAACATGAGCTACACATATACAACTTTAAAACAGGCTATAAAAGACTATACTGAAAACAACGAAACTACGTTTGTTAATAATTTGCCTGTGTTTATTCGCAACACAGAAGAACGTGTTTTAAAAAATGTGCAGTTAAGTTTGTTTCAACGCAATGCCAGTGGAACAATGACCTCTTCTAATAAATTTTTGTTTTGTCCTTCTGACTTTTTAGCACCGCTTTCCTTGGCTTATACTGACTCTAGCAGTAATCGAGTGTTTTTAGATTTTAAA